AGAGCCGCCAGTACATCAGCCGGCTGGCCAAGGCGGGCGTGCTGGTGATGCGCGGCGGCAAGGTGGATGCGCCGGCGTCGGACGCGGTGCTTGATGACCGGCCCGAGCCGGTCTCCGAACGCGTGGCAGCCGCTCCGATTGACACTGCATCCACGGGGACGACGTTTGCCCAGGCCAAGACCGCCGACATGGTCTTCAAAGCCCGGCTGCGCAAGATCGAGTACGACCTGAAGATGGGCAAGCTGATGGAGACCGATCTGTTCCGCCAGCGGATCGAGGCCATCCTCGTGGTGATCAAGGAGACCGTGATGGCGTGGCCGAACCGCGTCGCGCCGGAAGTTGCGCCGCTCACCGATGAACGCCAGGTGTGGGACGTGCTGATGCGCGAGGCGCGCATCCTTCTGCACGATGCCCACCGAGCCGTCCAGCATGCGCGTTGACGAGATCCAGATCCTGGCGGCCGATGTGCTGTTGCCGCCGCCGGATCTGACGGTGTCGCAATGGGCGGATCAGAACCGGCGGCTGTCGTCGGAGTCGGCCGCGGAGAAGGGCGAGTGGCGTACGGACCGCGCGCCGTACCAGCGGGCGGTGATGGATGCCATGGGCCCGGCGAGCGCGTATGAAACGGTCGTCATGATGTGGGCGGCCCAGAGCGGAAAGAGTAGTCTTCTGGAGAACTTCCTCGGCTACATCATCGAGCTCGATCCGGGGCCGGTGCTTCTGGTGGAACCGCGCGAGGTGGATGCTGAGGCTTTCTCGAAGGACCGTCTCGCTCCCATGCTGCGCGACACGCCTTGTCTGCGCGGCAAGGTTGCCGATGCGCGCGCGCGGGATTCGAACAACACGATCTTGCACAAGAAGTTTCTGGGCGGCTCGATTACGCTCGCGGCGGCCAACTCGCCGGCGGGCCTGGCCATGCGCTCGATCCGCTACTGCCTGCTCGACGAGGTGGACCGCTATCCGGCCAGTGCGGGCAGTGAAGGCGATCCGGTGAACCTCGCCATCACGCGCACGGCCAACTTCTGGAATCGCAAGATCGTGCTGTGTTCGACGCCCACGACCAAGGGCGCCTCGCGCATCGAGCAAGCCTGGCTCAACTCGAACCAGCAGAGCTTCTGGGTGCCGTGCCCGCACTGCGGCGCCTACCAGGTGCTCGCGTGGGGCAACCTGGCCTGGCCGAAGGAAGCGCCGGAGAAGGCGCAGTACCGCTGCGAGCACTGCTCGAAGCTGATTGCCGACTGGCAAAAGCACCAGATGCTCAAAGCCGGCGAGTGGCGCGCGGCTCGGCCGGAGGTGGCCGAGATCGCAGGTTTCTGGATCAACGGTCTCTATTCGCCGTGGCGCAAGTGGGGCGCGCTGGCGAAGAAGTTCCTCGCCGACAAGAAGTCGATCGAGACGTTGCGCGAGTTTGTGAACACGGTGCTCGCCGAACCTTGGGACGATGCGGCGGAAACCACGGTCGACCAAGCGACGGTCATGGCGCGGCGCGAGCACTACCGGGCGGCAGTGCCGTACGGCGCGGTCGTGTTGACGGCGGGTGTCGATGTACAGAAGGACCGGCTCGAGCTGGAGCTCGTCGGCTGGGGGCGAGGCGAGGAATCGTGGTCGATCGAGTACCGCGTGCTGCCGGGCGATCCATCGGGCGCGCTGGTCTGGCAGGAACTCGACACCTACCTTGAACGGCGCTGGCCGCATGAGACAGGGATCTCGCTGCCCGTGGCGGCGTGCGCGATCGACGCAGGCTACGAGTCGCAGGCGGTGTATGAGTTCTGCCGAACCCGCTATCACCGGCGCATCTTCGCTGTGAAGGGCAAGGGCGGCCCGCTGCCAGTCTGGCAACGCAAGCCGACGGCGAAGAACATCCGCGGCGAGAAGCCATGGATCGTGGGCACGGACACGGCGAAGGAGACGATCTACGGGCGGCTCAAAAACCCGACGCCGGGCACGCCCGGTTACTCGCACTTTCCAGCAGACCGCGAGGAGGGCTATTTCGAGCAGCTCTTGGGTGAGGTCCTGGTGACCACGTACGCGAAGGGCCAGCCCAAGCGCGAGTGGCGGCCTAAGCCCGGTGTCCGGCAGGAGGCGCTCGATGCGCGCGTTTACGCTTACGCCGCGCTGCGGGCGCTCATCTCGATGGGCCTGTCTCTCGACAACGAAGCGGACCGGATCCTCGCGGCGAACCGGCCCCGTCCTGTGCCTGAGGATGAACGGGACCGCGAACGCTGGTTGGGCGAGCGAGGAAAGAGGTGGCTCACGCGATGAAAGTCCGAAGTCAGCCAAGCGCGCAGGGGATACCGGGTGCCTGGGAGTACCTGGTGGTCACCGGCGACGCTGAATCGCCGGACCTGCTCATCCGATATGGCGCGCAAGGGTGGGAGCTTGTCACTGTCGTGCGCGAGTTCGGGACGCGAGCGACGTTTTACTTCAAACGGCGGCGAGCATAGATGCCTTGGACGCAGCAGCAACTCGACGCCGTCGAGGCGGCGATCGCCAGCGGCGAACTGACCGTCCGCTTTGGCGACCGCACGGTGACCTACCGCTCAATGGACGAGCTGCTCCAGGCTCGGGCCGTGATCCGGGAAGCGCTGGCCGCCGAATCGGGCACTACGACAGACCGCTTCTCATTTGCTCAGACCTCAAAAGGATGAACTGGCTCGACAAAGCGATCGCTTGGGTGTCGCCCGAGACGGGTCTGCGCCGGATGCGCGCACGCCGCGCCGGGGAACTGATCCGGTTGGCCTACGAAGGCGCGCGGACCAATCGCCGCACTGGCGGCTGGGTCACCACCGGCAACTCGGCCAACGCCGAGATTTCGGTGGCGCTGTCGAAGCTGCGCGAACGCTCGCGCGACCTGATCCGCAACAACGCCTACGCGGCGCGCGCCGTGGCCGAGGTGGTGGGCAACGCGATCGGCACGGGTATCACGGCGCAGGCGCGAAGCGGCGAGCCGGATCTGGACCGCTTGATCAACGCCGTCTGGGCGGACTGGATCGAGGAGTGCGACGCCGACGGGCAGCTTGATTTCTACGGACTCCAGGCGCTGATTGCCCGCACGGCCTTTGAAAGCGGTGAGTGCCTGGTGCGATTCCGCCAGCGGCGCGAGAGCGACGGCCTTACCGTTCCGTTGCAGCTCCAGGTGCTCGAGCCCGACTATCTCGACCACACGAAGACCCAGAAGACCGAGACGGGCTACATCATCCAGGGTGTCGAGTTCGATCTGGTAGGCCGCCGCGTCTTCTACTGGCTCTACGGCCAGCATCCCGGCGATCTGGTGCAGACCGGTGTGCGCGGAGGTGCGTCGCTCCAATCCGTGCGGGTCCCCGCGAGCGAGGTTCTGCACATCTACAGGAAAGACCGCCCGGGCCAGGTGCGCGGTGTGCCATGGCTGGCGCCCGTAGTGGTCACACTGCGCGATCTCGATGAGTACGAAGAAGCCGAGCTGGTCCGCAAGAAGATCGAAGCCTGCTTCGCAGCGTTCGTCACCCAGCCGCAGGGCCCGGATGGGCCGCCGATCGCTCCGGCCGTGCCGGACCCGGCCACGGGCAAGCGCGTCGAGAGCTTCGAGCCCGGCATGATCGAGTACCTGAAGCCGGGCGAGGAGATCACCTTCGCCTCGCCGTCGGCATCAGCGGGTTATCGGGATTACGTCGCGGCCAAGCAGGCTCAAATTGCCACGGGCTTGCAGCTGACCTACGAGCAGTTGACCGGGGATCTCTCGCGCGTGAACTACTCAAGCTACCGCGCCGGGCTCCTGAGTTTCCGCAACGGCATCGAGGGCTTTCGCTGGCTGACCTTCATCCCGATGCTGTGCACGCCGGTCTGGGAGCGGTTTCTCACGGTGGCCTACGCCGCTGGTGCCATCCCGGAGCCAGGGCCGTTTCGCGCCGAGTGGACGCCGCCCGGTTTCGGCAGCGTCGATCCGTACAAGGACTCGGTTGCCACGCTCAACCGCCTGCGCACGGGCACGCTCACGCTGCGGCAGGCGATCGCCGAGCAAGGCTATGACCCTGATGCGCAACTGGAACAGATCGCCGAAATCAACCGGATGCTCGACGAGCGCGGCATCGTGCTCGACTGCGACCCGCGGCGCGTGACGCAGAGCGGCGCCCAACAAAAACTGCCAGTCGCTGAACTTAAGCGTGAGTTGCGCGAGATTTCACAACTGCTTGCTGACGAGGAACCTCAAAATGACCCCAACGAGAGAACGGCTGGAAGCCCAGTTTGAGGCGCTGGCTCCAGCCGACCGCGACGACCGCACCGCAACGCTCACCTGGTACACGGGCGCATCTGTCCGCCGCTATGACGCGCGAGGACCCTTCGAGATGCGCTTCTCGATGGAGCCGGGCGCGATTCGAATGGGGCGCCTGGCGAGCGGCGCGGCGCCGCTGCTCAACGGGCATCGTGACTTCACTGTTGATGACGTCATCGGCGTCATCGACCGGGCGTGGGTCGAGAACGGACAGGGCAAAGCGACGGTGCGGTTCTCGAAGCGCGCCGACGTCGACCCGGTCTGGCAGGACGTCCAGGACGGCATTCTGCGCAACGCCTCGATGGGCGTGGCGATTCACGCGATCGAAGATGTGACGCCGCAAGGTGCGGCGCTGCGCCAGGTGCTGGTGACCGATTGGGAGCCCGAGGAAGTCTCGCTCGTGCCCATCGGCGCCGATCCGGGCGCGGGATTCAAGTTCGAACGGGCAACTGGCCCACAGGAGCAGAAGATGGACGAAACCATCGTTACCGCCACGGGCGAAGAGACCCGCGACGAACTGAAGATCAACCTGGATGCCGAGCGCCAGGCCGCCGTACTGGCCGAACGCGCGCGCATCCGGGAAATCGAGAAGGTCGGCCGCACGCTCGGTCTCGATGCGCACTTGGTCGCTCAGCATGTCGAAGCAGGCACCTCGATTGAGGAGTTTCGCAAGCTGGCGCTTGACGATACGGCACGCCGCTTGGCCGAACCCGAAATCCGCAGCGCGGCTGCGGTGGTCACGCGCGATCACACCGAGACCCGCCGCGCCGGGATCACGGCGGCGCTGTTGCACCGGTACGATCCGGCGGTCTTCCCCTTGAAGGACGACCTCGGGCGCGACTGGGCCGGACAGACGCTGCTCGATCTGGCGAAGGAGTGCCTCGAGACCGCTGGCACGCGCACCAAGCGGCTGCCACGCCACGAGATCGCCAAGCTCGCCCTGTCGACCTCCGACTTCCCTTCGATCCTCGCCGACGTCGCCAACAAGACCCTGCGGCAGGCCTATGAGGCCTACCCGCGCACGTTCCTGCCGTTCTCGCGGCGACGTTCGGCGGTCGACTTCAAGAACATCAACGCAGTACAGCTGGGCGAAGCGCCGAGCTTGATGAAGGTCAACGAGAAGGGCGAGTTCACCCATGGGTCGATCGCGGAATCGAAGGAGACCTACAAGCTGGCCACCTATGGCCGCATCGTCTCGATCACCCGCCAAACGATCATCAACGACGATCTGAGCGCCTTCACCCGCATCCCCGCAGGGTTCGGCGTGGCGGCGGCGACGCTTGAAAGCGATACCGTCTGGGGCATCATCACCTCGAACCCGGCGATGGGCGACGGCGTGGCGCTGTTCCACTCGAACCACGCGAACCTCAACACGGGCGCGGGCAGCGCGCTGGCCTTGACGGGCCTGGGCGCCGGCATGGCGGCGATGGCCAAGCAGAAGGGCCTCGACGGCGTCACCGTGCTGAACGTGCAGCCGCGCTATCTGGTGGTGCCGGTGGCGCTGCAACTGGCGGCATTCCAGATGATCGCGCCGAACTTGGCGCCTGCGAAATCGGCAGACTTGGTGCCCGACTACATCCGGGCCTTGACGCCGATCGCCGAACCGCGCCTGGACGCGGCGAGCACCACGGCCTGGTATCTGTTCGCCTCGCCGGATCAGATCGACACCATCGAATACGCCTACCTCGAAGGCCAGGACGGGAGTCTACATCGAGACCCGCCAGGGCTTCGATGTGGATGGCGTCGAGATCAAAGCGCGACTCGATTTCGGGGCCAAGGCGATCGACTGGCGCGGGCTCCAGAAGAACTTGGGCAGTTGACAGGAGGCTTGAGCGATGAAGAACTACATTCAACTCGGAGAAACGCTGACGCTCACCGCGCCCTACGCGGTGAGCTCTGGCGGCGGCGCGCTGGTCGGCTCCATCTTCGGCGTCGCCGCGACCGACGTCGCCAGCGGCGAAGAAGGTGAGTTCCAGGTGGCGGGCGTCTTCGATCTGACCCGAGAGGCCGGCGGGAGCACCGGCTGGTCGCAGGGCACACTGATCTACTGGAACAACACGACGAAGGTGATCACCAAGACCGCGACCAGCAACAAACTGATCGGAGTGGCGGTGCGGGCCGCAGCCGACGGCGACGCCACGGGCCGCGTGCGTCTGAACGGGGCGTTCATTTCCTGATGACGTTCGCGGATCCGGTGAGTCGCGTAAACGAGGCCTGCCTGCGGGTCTTCGGGCTGGAGGTTTTGTACCTTTCCGAGGCCGGCGGGCAGGCCGCCGTCCGAGCGGTGTTTCAGCCGGCGCGCGAGGCCGAAGATGCTTCGCCCGGCGTCTATGCCGTGTTGTTCATCCTGCTCGCAGACATGCCTGCGGCGCCGCTGCGGGGCGACGAGGTGGAAATCGACGGTACTCGCTACAAGGTCTTCGATATCGAGGCCGACTCAGAGGGCGCCGCCGTGCTCCGACTGCGTAAAGCCGACTGACTTCCGGAAAATCTTCCGGAAGTCGGACTTCCGCCAAATCTGGCGGAGGTTGGCGACTTGTGGGCAATTGCGCACAAGTTCTCTTGAAGGCGATTCATGCCCAGCGTCCGGGTCTACCAGAAGAAGCAACTGCGGCTCGACCTGCTCAACTTCCGCCAGAGGCAAATGTATGAGCTGGGCAGCGCGGGCGTCGCGGCAGTGAAGGCGCGGCTCGCCGCCGCGCAGGGTCCGGAGGATTCGGCAGCCAAGCCGCTCACCAAACGCTACGCGATCTGGAAGACACGCAAAGGCAAGGGCAATCGCCGCAACCTGACCTTCTCGGGCGACCTGCTGCGCAACTTCCAGGTCCGCACGGTGAGCGAGAACCGCGCCAAGGCAAATGTCTCGACCCGCAAGGACCGGATCAAGGCCTGGGCCAACCAGAAGCGCGAGGCGTGGATGGTGTTCTCGCCGAAGAACAAGGCGGCCGTAGTGGAGGCAGCCCGCAAGATGCTTGATGCCATGAAGTCCCGCCTGCTCGTCGAGGGCGCCTTGGGAGGGAAGCAACGATGATCAATCCTGCGGAATTGGTCGACAACCTGGTCGCACTGCTGCGGGACATCCCGGAACTGGTAGCAGAGATGGGCGGCGATGAGCAGCGCATCTATGCCTACCACGATCAGTATCCGAAGCGCGCGAGCCTCGCGAACGCCATCCACACGGCGCCGTCACCATCGATCATGGCCACATGGCAAGGCACCACGCCGGGCACATTTGGAGGCGTCGATGTCTGGAAGCACCAGGTGACCTTGTACCTGCGCACGCGGGAGACCTTCGACGGCGATCCGCCGACCGCCTACTACCGGCTGTTCCGGCTGATCACCAAGGGAGTGCCGGCCTCAGTTGGGGTGCCGATGGTAAACGCCACTGTGCATCCGTCCTGCTACCCGATGGATCTGCCGCTCATCCAGCGGCAAACCGATGCCGAGGGCCTCGATTACTTTGAGGTGCCACTCACGTTTACGGAGATGGGAGATGAGTGAAACCGTCTGGATGATGCCCCCGCACGGGCAAGGCGAGCC